AAGTTTAGTTCTTTCAGACGGGGACATTTGGTCTTTAATTAAGCCGGATATTTCTTGTCTATAGTTTGGCGCTTTTGAAGCAAATCTTTGCGCTAGCATAGCTGGCCGTACGCTTTCAGGAACCCTTTCGTTATCTTTTACTAATTCAAATATTGAATTAACAATTTTATTAGCTTCATTTTCCCCTTGCTGCGCTAATGGATTAAAAGTTTCTAAATCATCTTTTAAACCTTGCCCCATTTTATATCCTGGTATACCTGAGCTGCTACCCGCTTTAGCAACCTGCGCAGCTTTATATTGTTTTAAGCCGTCAGCGTTAACAGTTGATATATGTCCCATAATACTATCAAGAAGCATATCTTTTGCCTCTTCACTTCTATTAGGGTCATTAGCTATTTCGTCAGGTATATCAATAAGTTTAAACCCATCAAACAAATCATCAGCCATTAAAGATTTAATAGTTTCAGAGCCACCTTTATCAAGTGCATTTGAGAACTGTGCTTTCAATAGTTGAAACGCAGATTGATCTTTGGCAAGATCTAAACCTTTAACGCCTTTGCTATACATGCTTTGCGCTTGCTTTAACACGTCTAGCGAAAACGTAGAGTCTTTAAGAAAATATTTTGATATATCTTCTTGCTTTAGCGCACCGTATTGAGTTTGGTATAAGGGTGCTCCATCAGGCATAAACTGCATTGTGTAGTTTTTATTAACAAATATCTCATCTAAGGCTGCAACTTTTTCTGCATTCATGCCTTTAGACATCATTTCTCTGTTTTCTACATATTCGTTTGTAAGGTTTTGTAAATCTACTAAATTGGTATTTAAATTTTCAATAACCTTTTTAGATCGATTCATACCGTCCATAACTTTTAAATAGTCAGGAGTGCCAACTTGCCCTTTCATGCCTGCTAATAATCTAGCTGAGTCTGCATATTGTTGTCTTGCGCTTAATATAATTGGCTGTATTGAATTTTGAACAGCTGGTGGTAATTTTTCGGCCGTGTAATCTTCCGGTAAGTCATTTATTTTTGTTAAAACAAAATCGTCTACCTTTTGTCTAAACTGTGTGGCTTCGTTTTCACGGCGCATTTGCTGATATGCACCTACGCGAGTTTGCTTAGGTATATCTATTTCAATACTTGGTGTTTTGTAAGCCTGAGCAGTTTGCCCTGTAACGCTATAAACTGATGTATTTATTCCTTTCATAACTTATTGTTCTTAAAGACCAAATCCGCTTTTTATTCTATCGCCAATCGCATCGCCTTCGCCCACTTGCATTGCTCCGCCAACACCTCCTACAAGATCAGCTACCCCGCCAACTAAGTTTTGTGTTGCTGCCGCTCTAGCTGCTTGTGCAGCGCCAAGTCTTTGGCTAGCCATACCTAGCATTTGAGATGTTTTAGCAGCTTCCATTTGTCTTGATTGCATTTCGCCTGAAGCAACCATTTGTTGACGCTGTTGCTCTCCTTGCGCTGCCATTTGTTGGTTTCTGCTTTCTTGTTGTGCGATTGAAGCTGATGCTGCGGCTGTTTGTTGTGCTTGCGAGTTTGCTAAGCTTTGCGCTAATGCTGCAATGCCCGATCCTCCAGCTGCTGCACCTAAACTACTCATAATGTTAGCGGAAGACTGTTGGCTTTGCTGTGCTGCAAAATCTGCTGCTTGCGTATTTACAGTTAGGTCTTCATATGCATTACCCATGTTTTCATACGGATTAGACGTATCTAATTGAGAATAGCGATCTTTCATAGCGTTAAATTCAGCCTGAGCCGCACGCTCTTCACGTCGTCTTTTTCTGCCGCCTATAAGACCAGCGCCCATTTTTATTAGCCCGCCAACCGCGCCAACTGGATTTATCATAATTTACTATATTTTTATGTTATTTTAATTACGTGTTTATTAACTACTTAACACGACTTCACTGCCTACAGCATATAATTCTTTTTTATCAGTAGAGGTTATTTCCATGTCTACAACAGCATGGTAGCCTATAATTCCCGATGTATTTGCTCTAGCACTTTTAGCAAAAAATATAAAATCACCCGCTGTAGGTCTGGTTGCGCTATCTGTTGTTCCACAAACTAAGCTATTACCAGTTATTGATTTGCAAGGCCCTATTTTATATATATTGCTACCACTTTTAAAATATACAATATCAGCTCTATCACCAGCTGTGCTGTCTGCTTGTATAGAAACGTTAAGCGGATTTTGAAAGTTTAATGTTATATCTGGCATTTTTTATATTTAATTTCTTTCGTATGGAAGTATCTGACTAGGGGGCATTTTTCGTAATTGAACGGTTACAGGCGCATAATCAAAAATATTAGTATATGCACTATCTAAATTAAGCTGAATCCTTAAATTTAATCCATAATAATAAGTTCCTGCAGGCAATTTAACAAATGCTAATGTGGGGTAAGCTCCATATATAGCTCTTTGTTCGAAGTTCTGTTCATATATTGATAAAGATATACCATCAGAATTATCTTCAACATACATTCTTCTAAACCCCGTCGATCCTTTAGTTATATAAAACGGCATACGCTGTCTGTGATATAAAAAACTTCCGTTAGAATAATTACTTAATCTTGCAACCTGTCCGGTCATATTATTTGTAACTCTATGTGATTGCCTCGTGTTTTGAGAATTATTTGTTCCCGTTGCAAACTGCTCAAAAGCGTTTTTAAAAGCGTCTCGTTGATTAATTGTTTTAAAAAGTCTAAAATCTATATATGAAAAACGAGCGCCATCTTGCCAATATGTATTTGGAACCCCCTGCTGTAAAGCCGGCGTGTTTTCCATTTCAGGAATTGATAAATGAAGACCTAAAATAGCCCCTCCTGTTCCAACCTCTAGTCTTCCCGCCGAATTGCCTATTGATGAATAATTAACAAACCAATCTGGTAACCCACCAACCGTATAAATACCCTTTGCATTAAAAGTAATATTATAAGCACCTAGCGCGGTTAGCGAACCACCGCTGTCAAGCCCTCTTTGCAAAGTTCCTGAATAGTCTGCCACTGGTGGGGTATTTACGGTTATATTAACTGTTTCACCTCCGCCGCGCGCACCATGCTCATCTATTGGTGTATACATAAATGTGTCATCAACACCTGGTGAAGGGTTAGCTGAATTATTTTTGTAAATTACATTAGAGCCGCTTAAAGAATAAGGAATCCTAATAATTTCTGTTCCGTTAGAGTCAGTTAAAGTACCGCGACGAGGCAGCCCTTTGATTTCAAAACTTACAGTATCAGACTCGGCGTCAGTAGCTGTTAAAGTTATTTCTTCGCTATCACCTTCGTCTATTGTAAGTTGATCAAAAGTAGCAACAGGCGCGGTATTTACATTAATAGTGACTGTTACTTCAGAACTATCATTTTTACCGTCGCTTGTTTTAAATCCAAAAGAAGTGCTACTATAAGATCCGCTGCTATAAAAAAATACTACAGTATTTTTAGAATGTCGCCCTCCTTCTGTGCCTAATACTCTAGGGGTTTGGTCTATAAGCCTATCTGAGCTGTAAGCATTATAATAATAACTTTGAGCAGAAGCTATACCATAAGGGTCGGAGCTGATTAAGCTGTTTACTAAAAGAGCGTTAAATAATTTACCGTTGTTAGGTATTGATGTTATTTTAAAATCAACTTCAGCACCTTCTGGATCTGAACCGGTTAAAGTTATAGCAATCCAGCCATGTTGATTAACTTCTACGGTTTGAGGATCAGCGGAAGGCGGGTTATTTGTAGCCGCAATAGTACCTGTTACAGTGCATTCACTGCTGCTGTCCTGAAAGCTATCATTAGCTTTATATTTAAAAGTAGGTGAAAAATTCGTTGAGTTGTCATGTTTAAACCTAACTTTATTTTTATTACCATTCGTTAATAAATGAGGCGCATTTATAGGTGTTGAAAACGTAACGTCATCTTCTTCATATAAATTACCAAAAGTAACATTTTGAGTTATTTTAAAAACAAGCGTGTCGTTATCGGGGTCTGTGCCCGTTAAGGTTATAACCTTGCTAGAACCTTGCTGTCCATTAAAAGCTTGTGTTGAGCTTACGGATGGTGCTCTATTTATTAAATTGTCTAAATTTAAATCTGAAAATACGTCAGTTACCCCTACTATTAAAACAGAAAATTTTGCGCTTATGGTTATTTGATTTGTACCGTTACCGGAAATATTCATGTCCCGGATGTTAAACAAAGTGCCCCCGTTTGAATCTTGAATAGAATTTGTAAAATCGCTTTCATTTGAATAAGCGGATGAAAACTCTATTTCTTTTCTTACATATAAATTAGTTGTTCCATTTATTACTATTGAAAGATCTTCCTCTTCAAATGTATCGCCGGTTTCATCAGAATAATCAGCTCCTAATTCACCTATCAAAGAATTATTTGTAATATTAACAGAGTTTATTAAAGACGCAACATTAGTATAAGCCGCGCCTATTACAACTGATATTAATTCTGCAGCTTGTATTTGCCAAGTAAATGGATCATTATTAGTTAAGCCATTTTTTGTGGTTACAGACGAAGGAGAAGTGCCTCCTTGTAAGCTTAGTTGGTATTTTTCTTTGCTTATAACCGCAGGAAATTCTATATCAATTTGTTCAAATTTTCCAAATTCATTTAAAACATTAGACAAATTTGTAGAAGGTGAAGTAAATTCATTTAATTCAAAATCGTACGTATGATTATTATCATTAGTTATTGAAAATAGAAACGAAGCTCCAGGGGTTCCTGTTATTGTAATGTCTCTAACGGCACCATTTTTAGGTATTATTGAAGTGTCCATTGTAAAATTATCTATAGCAAACAAAGGAGTGGTTTCTTCTACTACATTTGGATAAAATACTATATTGTGCCCAGATAGGTTTTGTTTTAAAAATTGGAATTCAACTTTTATTTTAACAGATGTTAGGTTTCCATCTGTATATGCTCTATCAAAAGCAGTAAAAATATAGTTATCACTATACGATTCGCCTACTAAAATTTCATAATCTGGGACATCGTTTAAATAATAACCTGTTGATGTGGCAAAAGTTAATGTGAATAACGTTTTTATTTCATTGTTTTTGCCAGTAGCGGAGTAAGAGCTGGGCGAAGGGGTTATTGATATATTACCTTGCTGCTGAAAATAATAGCCACCTGCTATTGAAAACGTAAGGTCGTTTACATGAGTTGCACTCCCATCTATATCAATTGTTAATTCTGTGTTAGAAGATGGCGAAAACGAATTTAATAAATCTATATTTACAAGAATTCTATTATCAGACGCGTACGCAGCGGTAGTATCGCTAAGTTTAATTCCATTAACAAAACCATTACTATTATTGCTGGTATTTATATAAGCGCTTAGCCCAGAAGTATTATTTTGAAAATCTGCAGCGGCTACAATATAGTTTGAGTCAATAGGATCAATAAACATCACCGCATCTGTACTGCCTAAATTCTGGTCTTTTGAAACCGTAATTGAAACATCTGATATTTTTTTACAGTTTGTTAATGCCATATTAATCGTTATTTTCTTTAATTGTTATTGTAACTTTTGTTTGACCAACAGTATCTTGTATTGACTGTAATGCGTCTATACCTTGTGTTGAAAATTCTTTAGTGTCTAGCCCCCCTGTTTGCGTAATATCGTTCCAAGAGTTTTCTATACCTTTGATAAAATTATAATATTTACCCTCTTCCTCTATAAACGTTGATACATCACCATTTTGTTGATCAGTTATTATTGATGAGCAAGCCCATCCAGTATCTCCCTCGTAATTAACAGTTTTGTAATTTTTAATTTCTGAAGGATTTGAATTTAATATTAATTTAACTGAAGATTTTTCCGCAGACCCTCCGTAGAATGTATTACGTGTTTCATTATTATGCGAATATAGTTCACCATTTTTAAAGGTATAGTAAATACTGTTCAATGATAAACCCGACTCTGGTATATAAGATTTTCTACTTGGCCAACCTTGAGCTTCCTCTTTATAGCTAACAGTATCTAATGATTCTAAAATTTCACCATCATTACTTTCTTCTACTAATGTTAAATTATAATTGCCTTTTCTAACATCAAATGTTCCAATTATTCTATTTGATAAATTTAGCTTATCATAAAAATAACTTTGCATTCCTTTTGCTGAAATAGATTCAAGTCCATTTCTGGAAAGCCTCATTACCATCCCTCTAGATTTATCAGCAAAGTACATTCTGTAACCATACGAAGCAAAGCTTTCAGGGTTTTTAGATATACCAAATTCTCCTACAAACGGTATAGCTTGCCCTAAGACTGCTGCATTTGAGGTAACATTGGCATTTCCATCTGCATTAAACAAAGCGTCTTTTTGCGCTAGTACTTTTAAAACTTTATCTTCACAAAATGTTATAAGATCCGTGTCTCTTGTATGAAGCTTTTGAATTGAGCCGTATTCAGGGTTTAAATCTTTAGTTATGTTTTCAGCTGCAATAAATTGATTTAATCGGTTTATGCCGCTTGTAGAATTAAATATACCTGAAAATATTAGTCCATTTTTGCGTCTTTCTTCTTTATATTGTTCAGCAAGAGGCGCGGAAACTTTTACACCCTTAGAAATAATTGGAGCGTTAAAATCATCTCTAATTCTGTTTGATTCAACTCCATTGCCAAATGAAAAACAATTAAACCAATCTAATTCTTGGGTCCCTCCGTGCTCGCTTATAGGTAAAGCATTGCTAGCTTCATAATATATATCTATATCAACGGCCTCTTTTGGTTCTGTTTCAAATATTGCAGGGTTAAAACTTCTAAATTGTTGTTCGCTAGAATATTCTTGCAATATTTCTATATTAAACTCTTTATCTTTGCCTATTCCAAATTGCAGTAATGCAGCGTCAAAATTATTTTGGCTAGTTGCGTCTACTTTAAAATTTTTAATTCTTTTATCGAGCTCAAAAACAAATAAAATTTGCATGTTAGCTTTCCAATCTAGCTTTCTGTCTTTATTTTCTTTAGCCATTGCGCGATAAGCGTAGTTCTTAATTTTGTATACATTTTTTTCAGGGTCTTGTGAAAACCTAATTTTTGTTCCTTTAGTAGTCATGGCAGTAAGAAAACTTTGGTATCGCCCTCGCGAATCAGCTTTTGCGTCGGCTAAAGTATGAGCTGAAACGTATTGTAAACATATTTTATTTCTTCCAGGCCCTATAGGTTGCTCAGTCCACCAAGAATAAGATGCATTTCTCGACTCCGTAGGCATTAAACTTAATTTAGTTCCTTTTCTATTGCCTATCCATTTTCTTGGGCGATGCTGATCTACAAAAAATCTATTATGCCCCCTATCTTCTCTCCAATGCCTGTACGACGACTCGTCGCCCCCAAACCCAAATCTATTTAAAATAGGAGTAGATTCTACTATAGAATATTCATCTTCTGTAAAAACATTTGTTATATTTTCATTTATAACGCCATCTCTATGTATTTTTGCAAAAAACCTACCCAAGAATTCTTTTTTATTTTTTAGTTCACGCTTAAAAAATTCGACACCTACGCTTGGAGCCCCTTCCCCGCTTCCCGAGTTAGTTCCAGTAGGAAAAAAAACGTTAAGATCTTCTCCAAATTTTTTTTCAATATTTACAGTATAAACATCTTGTTTTGAGGCGGACCCAAAAGGCTTAGCTATTGACGATATCTCATAAAATTGTGTTTTTCCAAGGGAAGGCGCGTATATTTTTAAATATCTGCTAGAGTCTAGCAATAAATTTGTTGATTCACCAAAAACTTCGTTAAATGGATCTTTTCTTATTTCAAAAAAAGTAGCATCTTTTTTAGGAAAATTAACCTCATCAAATATATTTTGTCCGGTTGTTGGGCTTTGCACAACTCCATAAGAACTATAAAATAATTTTAATTCTTCCGGAGCTTCATTTTTAATATCTATAATTTTATATTTTGCAGTATCTGCTATTAAATTATCTGAGTTATGTGCTTTTTTAAGTATTATAAAGGTTTCTTCATCAACTTTATTTCTTTCAGACGATGGAAAGCTAAGCCAAATATTCCCGTCTTCCGCATCATACCAGCGGTCCATAGCAAGATTATAATACTGATTGCTTGTTTCTTTTATATAATATTTAAAATTTGTAGCAAATACAGGAGGATCATTATTTATGGACACTTCAAAACCACTATATTTATTTGAATAATCTTTATTTAACCTCAATACCCCAGAATCATCAGTTTGAATAGGAGTTTCGCGGCCGTACTGATCTAAATAAGTTACACCTAGTTGATAGGTCCGCATTGATTTTATAGATTTACCATATTTTTCTTCTCCTTCAGGCTGAAACCTAGAGCTGTTAGCGCTACAAGAAAATTGCATTGCTACATTTTTATTTAAATTGTCTATTAAATTAAAATTTTGTAAATAATTACCATATATTAATCTATTGGCAACAATTTCTTGAGCTTTTGCTTTTTTAGGAACGTTATCATATGGCCTTAACAACTGATTAGCAGGTAATACTTTATGTATTAATTCAGATTCAATTTCATAAAAATTTTCTTTCCATTCTTTATCTTTATATTCAAAAGATTTTATACTATATATATTGGTACTAGAATCTTTTTTAAATAATATTTCTACTTCAGTAACTTGGCTAGGTATATAGGAATTAATAAAATTTGATATTTTTAAATATCTTAAATTATTTGACATACCTGTATTAAACCCCCTTGCTGAATCGTACTCGAAATCCGCAGGCACAAAAGCGGACTGTGTAAAGGGGCTCATTGGAGAATATTCCCCATCTTTGTGCTTATATCTATAAGCAAACCTTGCAAACTCTTTTTCAAATAAAGGGTCCTCCTGCACAAGCTCAAAAACATATAATTTTTCTGAAATAGGAGTATTTTCAGAAATCGAATCTATTTTAAAGCTATAAGTGTAACCGGTTTGAGGTGTGTTCCTGCAAATAGCATTAATTTCCACACCTATTTCTTCATCAGAAACCTCTTCTGATAAAAATATTTTTATTTTGTCATTTTTCTTAAAATTTGGTTTAGTCAAAAGATCCACACTAAAAGAAGGATATCTTGTACTGCTTCTAAGTGTACCACTAACTGAAAAATTAACCATGGCTGATGCTGTTATTACGGAAGGAGTGCCATCTCTTTCAAACCTATTGGTACTTGCTATTGTAAGTGTAGGAGCTTCTGTAGGCCCACATTTTATAACCGTTATATCTTTTTCTTCAAAGTTATATTCTGTACCGTCGTATTTTATAAACTTAGTATGCGTAGAAAAATCTTCACTGCCTTCTTTGCAATCTTCTATGTTTATTTTTTTAGGCTCAGAATTGTTATCTGTAAAAAATAATAACCCGTCAATTATATTAATACCTGTTATTAATTTTGATTTATCAAATTTTAAAACATCTGAAGTATCCACTAATACAGGACTAACAACTTTAGTTAACTCATCATATTCCGCAATAGCGTCAACACTGGTTCCAGCTATAAACCAATATATTTTATTATTTTCTGTATCTGCTACCGACCCAATACACTTACTGCCTGTAATGTTTATCGCCGAATCATAAGCAAGCTTATTGCCCAAAACATTTTGCATAACACCAATATCTGAACCATCAGATGTTGATATCTGCACATTTAACGCATCTCTATATTCGCCATTAGGAACTATTCTTTCATCAAGGTCTTTATTCATTTTACCTTTGATGAATACGTTTTTGGTTATTGGCATATATTAGTGTTTAATCCATTTAGATTTTCCTCGTAGTCTTTGTGTAAGTTCTTCTGACTTAAGGTTAGATAGGCGTAGCTTAGCTTGTCTTACAGCTGCGAATCTTTCTCTTTTAAATCTTGCTACAAGATATTCCGGTGTATTTTGTCTAGTTGATAGTATTGCATGAGCTATACTTTTATACATAGCTTCTTCAGCAAATTTGTGCACAAGCTTTTCTTCTTCGGTTGCAACACCGTCGCTAACATATTTGAGAGTTATAATTTTACCGGACACATGACTTGAAAAGAATATTTTGCCTCTAACATTGTCTATAAAGAAAGACCCGTTAGCATTCATATATTCACCTGATGTACCAAATCTTCTGCCATAAAGGACTTGGAAGGTATTATTATCGTCTATGTAAAAATCATGCTTCGATGCAGTGTTCGAATCTTGTGATTTAAACTTCTTCCACGTTTCTGAAGGAGTTGCGGTTAATAAGTTACCATCACTGTCAAAAAGATAATTGTAGTTGCCATCTTGCAGCAGCGGTGTTGGATTACTAGTCTTTATAGCGGGATATAGCGTTCTTTCTATACCACTGCCATCCACCCAACTCAATTTAACGTAGTTTACGTAGTCGTGAGGGAGTTTCATTTGTAAATCAGTAGGAACTTCTATTTCTTGTGATTTCTCGCTCTTAAACGTGTCGTAACTCAATTCTTGAATTGCCCTTTGCGCAAAGAATAGCACATTGTTTCTTTTAACTTTTGGTATAATTTTTTCTTCACCGACATAAGCAACTATAAAGTTGTTTACAATATCTTTAAGTTTTATATATTGGTAATTACCAAGCTTATCTTCAGCATTTATTTGAACAGCTGTTATTAACAAACCGTTTTTAGGAGCTCCATCAGATTCTAATACGTCAGTATTGTTTGTATTTCCTGTAAATACTATTTTATACGGAGTTTGATCCTCATTATAAGTATAGTTTTCAACACTTATTTCTTCACCGTTAACAAATACATCTAAACTTGCTTTTGCTGTTGGTAATGGCTTTAGCTGCGATACTAATATTTCAAATTCTGTATCAGTACCGTTGCCAGTAAAACTTGCGCTGTTATTATAATAACGTTCGTGTGTAATGTTAAATAATGCCATCTATTATGCTTTTTCTTGTTGAACGTCTTTTGCTTCTTCGGCAGAACCAACTTGATAAACACTTGGGTCTTTAATTGACACTCCTGCTAGTTGTAATATTTTTATTACAAGATCAGTTTCTTCTGAATCATGCAGCTCAAAATTTACGGAACCAGTTGCATTGTAAAGCAAATCGCTGTTTACTTCATAGTAATTCCAAACAACCTTAGCTGGCTTTTTAATATAATTAAAACTAACCAAAGGATTGTGTTGATTATCATCTGCAGTAGAGCCTTCTGAAACAACAGCACTGTTACCGTATATTTTCAAGCCGTTGGTATCTCTAGTGTATATAGGAAAATCGTTTGTTGGTTTTGAAAGAGGTGAAGATGTAATATATAAATATTCGTTTTTATTAACGTGCTCGGCTTCTACACCGTTATATAGTACAGCACCTAATCTATATAGATCAGATGGAATGGTAAAGTAACCATTAGAGTATTGAATTAATTCTGCGTCACTAGGCAGATTAGAAGGCTCAGTATCAGATACTTTATTTGTTTCAAATATACTTATTTTTTCTTCAAGTATATCAACCATATCCGAGTATTCTGTGCTGTTACCCGGTAATCTACTAAACTGATTTAAATCGTAAAAATACTGCTCAAATATATCTAGCTGCGCTTGATTGGCAAATAAGTTATACTCAACTGGCGCTAAGTAACCGCGCTGCTCTTTATTAAGTATTGCCAATACTCTTTGATATACTGTATCTACACTTACTGCCATATTAATATTTTAATAAAAAGGCCCACAAAGTCGTGAGCCTTTCACAACTTCTAAGCCAAACGTTTCTCTATTGTTTGGTAAATTTCAATACCATCATCTGTTTTAAAGTATGCAGCTAATGCTGAATATGGGTTTTCATCAAATGGTACAGTTATAAGCTTTCTGCCGTTACTTCCCCAGGTAAACGTACGTTGATCATTCGAAAGATTAACTATACCTTGCTCTACGGATTTGATCCCAACGTTTCTTATGTTAATATTATCGTCAGACGCTAATTCCAAGAACAACTCCGGGTTACTGCGAGCAAATAGTAATAAATCTCTTTTTAATTCCTTAGACGCCATCTTAGAAACAGCGTTACCTAGTTCGGTACGCATAATAGCTTCCATATGATCTACCCCTAAAGATTTTGCAATTGTCAATGCTTCAATTTCTAATTCTAAATAGTCAAGATCGTGCTCTGCTTGCTTCGCATTGTCAATCTCAATATATTTTTTGTTTTTTAAAGGATGATATAAAGATAATAGCTTCTGCAATATTTGCTTTTCTTTTGGCACTACTAAAACGCCGTCGCTAAAAACAATATGCTCAAGTTTTGCGTCACCTTTAAATTCATCTACAAAAGGAGTTCTTTGGTTTACAGCGTATTTTATTTCACGCTCATATCCTTTTTCCTCGTCAAACCAATACATATTTCTTGATTGAATTGTTGCTGTAATTGGTGATTTGCCGTTTTTAAGTTTATAAATGCGGTCTTTCATTTCCCATTTTGGTTTTTTGGGCTCTTGCACTATCGGTGCTTTTACTGTGGTTACAGGCTTAGGCGCGACCTCAGCCGCTACTGCTGCTTTTTCTTTTTTTGCCATGATATAATAAAATAAAAAAATTAAAATAAAGCCGGAGGCACCGGGTTGGTACCTCCAAGCTTTAAAAAATATTATGCATTAAACAATACGAAATTGTTTGCAGCTTGTACAACTAAACATCTTTCAGATAAATAGTGTACTTCCATTGCGTCAAGATCGCTTGTAGATGCTCCACCTACAGATCCAGTAACCCAAGACTTCATTCTTCGATCATCAGCTTCAGAAGCACGGTAACGTACGTGAAGGAATGGTCGGCGAATGTTCTTGCCCAATGATTGATCATATACAGATGAAGTACCTGCTGGCACTAACACACCTTTGATGTCATTGATAAATCCACGAGTTTGACCGTCATTCAAATATTTCCAGTCAGTTTTGTAGAAGTCATAAGAACCTCTGCGGAAACCAGAAAAACCTAAATTCAATGCCATATCCTCGCTGTTTTCAAATACTCCGTAAGAAGTACCTCCACTTCCGTAAGAGTTTTGAGAAGCTAGCCAGTCGTCAAGCTTTAGGTTTCTCTCACGGTTAAGGAAGAACATATTTTCTTCAATAGCCCCTTGAGCATCTAGTTTAGCAATAAGTTCACCTACATCAGCAGTAGTATCAGCAACAGTACTGTCAAACATAGTAGCAATGTGCCCACGTGTTTCAATAGCAGAAAAAAGACCTTCTGTACCAACAGCGTCTCCATCTGATCCAAGAGCAGAATCAACAGTGTTTCCAGTTCCGCCTTTTTCAGACTCAACTAGTGTCATTTCAAGATAATCCTCAAAACGAGTACGAGTTTCACCTTCAGCTTTGATATACCATAGGTAACCAGACTGTCCAGCTTCACCAGATACTTCTACCCAGCCAATTTGAGCTGAATCAGAACCTGAGATTTCAAACTTGTCTTTAATGATAACAGGCTTGTTTGTAAAAGTACTGAAAGTAGGAGAGATTGTATCGCCTTGCATTCCGCTTTGTCCTTTTGCAAACTCAGAACCAAATACAAAGAGCTTGATTTGAGCGGCATCAGCATAGTTAGTATCTAGGCTAGCAGCGTCGTAAGGAAGAACAGTTAGCGTAGTGCTATCTGTAGGCAAAGAAGGAATTGCAGAAACATAACCTTTAGTGGTAGTAGTTCCGTCAGAAATAATAACCAACTGACCTACGCGAATAGCGTGACCAGCAGCAATAGTAACTAAACCTGAAGCAGCAGTTGTGATAACACAAGTATTGTCAGATCCTGTTCCGTAAGAAAGGTGAAGTCTATTTTGCTCAGACCAAACGATTTGATCAGAAGCCATAGGCATTTCAGCACCTACCATACGTAGGAAAGAAGAGATAGAACGATTTCCATATCGCTCTACTTCTTGCTCATATAATTCAGGTAGATACTGTTGAGACCAGTCACTAGTACCATCTGTAAAGTTTAAGTAGTTGGAAGCTAGCGCCTTCTTTACCGGAAGGGCTTCGGTTCCTTGAAAATTAATTGACATTTTTAGTAGTTTTTAAGTTTAAGTTTTATTTTTGAAGTATCATCGCCAACTAATGCTCTTGCTTTGAAACCGCTTGGATCATTACTTTTTGTATAAACCCCTCTCGGGTCCATATTAATGTTCTTTGCTTTTTTCATGCTATCCTTCATGGCATCGGATTTACCCTGCTCATAAAAGTGATTTGCAATTGCATCAGCATTCATAGCTGTAAACAAAGACTTGTGGTAGCTTTTAGCGTCATTCATAGTATTGTCTTCGTTTAGAAACTTTCTAATGAAATTATTAATGTCGCTTTGTTGTGATTTTACCTCTGTTGCGTCTTTTACATTAAACCTATATCGCTTGTCCCCAACCTTATATTCAAAACCTTTGAATTGGTCATTAAAAACTTGCTCGGTTTTTTGTAAAAATACAGACTTCTGTCTTTCAGCTATTTTTGATGTTTCTTCGTTTTCTGTGTTATATCTATTGAAAAAATCAACAGCCTTTTGTTGATCCGGAGTTAATCTAGATCCAGCTTTTATTTCTTCATAGTATTTGGTTTTTAGCCCTTCAAGCTCAGATTTAGCGCTAGCTACTTCTTCTTTGAATGCTAATTTTTTTCTTTTCACATCTCGCTCATCGTCAACCTCCTCGTCGAACGTAAACTTGTCTTCAATAAGAAAATCAATTTCTTCAGATGATAGATGTGGTTTTGATTGTTGATAATATTCTCTAAGCAACGCAAGATCATCAGTATTTGAATAATCTTTATTAAGTGATACATAGTCTTCAAGAGTACCGCCTGTTTCGTTTATAAAATCAACAACCTTTTGAATATTTTCAGGAAGTTCTACGCCTTCCTCCTCTTCTTTTTGAAATGCTTCTTCAACTTCTTCAGCAAGATCTTCAACTTCTTTTATTGTTTCTTCTTGCTTTTCCTCAACTTCTGTAAGCTCTTCTAAAATTACTTCTTCAGTTTCTTCTTGGTTTTCTTGTCCCACTTCTGGCAATTCCACTTCGGCTTTTTCCCCTGCTTCTTCAACCGGTTCATCTCCGCGTAGCACGCTGCCCTCTGGTTCTTGTTCTTGAACGGCATTTTCTTCTTCTTGTTTTTGTTCGCTTGCAGGCGGTTGAGTTAAATCAACTTTATGCACTCCATCTTCAAATGTAGCACCTGCTTTTTCCTGCACAAGTTGTTCTTTTTCTTGTATTGACAGCTCTTCGCTCTCAACAACTTTTGCTTCAATGTTTTCAGACATAATAAAATATTATAAGATTATACACTATACATTACTTGGGTTCAAAAGAACCTAAGTCAAAATCACCGCTAAGTATGTCATTTCCTGCGGATTCAAATACTTTTGGCGGTAAATTGTTTTTTCTTTGATTAATAAGCTCGCTCTGTTGCGATGCTTGTATTTTTGTTCGCTCGTCTTTGCGATCTTCTTTTTCTTTAATGGCAGACTTAGCGGTTTCAATATCCATGCCTTTTAGCTGCATGTTCATTTGAAATTCTAACTGCATTAAATCTTTTTTAAGTTGAGCTTCATTGGCTAACCTTTGCATTTCAAGTTGTGACTCTAATTGCTTAAGCTCTGCTTTCTGTGCTGTTAAAGCCTGTTGCTTTTGAACTTCTGCTTGCGCGGCTACTTGCTGTGCCTGCGCGTTAGCTTGCGATTGTGCTTGAATATTTTGCTGTTGCATTTGCTGATCACGCTCAAGCTTTTTCTTTCTACGTATTTTTAGCATTTGATTTGCTAACTGTACGTTTTTAATTTCTCGTAAATCAATAGCATCTTCTAATTCAATAAGGCCAGCGCTTAATGCTGCTTGTATATTGTTTTCAAGCTTTTGCGCTTCTTCTTCGTCTGGCATTAAATCAATAAATATTCCGAAATCATGCAAATGCAATTCGCTAAGTTCCGCTAATGTTGCTACGTTGTGAATGCCGATTGACTGTATGAATGCTTCTTTAGACGGTGAATATTCAATCACATCAGCAACACGCAATGATATTTTTTCAGCTGTTTCTGCGGTTAAGAATAAACCGCTTTGTAGTATATGGCGTGTGGCAGTGTTGCTATTTGCAGCAGCTAGCTTTTGCACACCTACCAATGCTTTTGGATCAGGCGATGTTCCGTCTCTTGCTTCATTGAGACCTGTGGCATCTCGCATCATTTGCAAATAATAATTATATGTACTTACAAGTGAAGCTATCTTATTGCTACCGCTATTTGAATTAATTTCTTGAATAGGCACTTTGCCGGGGTTCATATCACCGTCAGACGTAAATGATCTACCAATAACAGAGCCAGTCTGGAAGAACATGTTTAATGCTTCCTGTGGATTGTAATTTGTGCCATTACCTAAATCAATTTCAGCAAGACCGTCAGCATCTAAATAAACACCATCTGGCACCATTCTTGACATTACCTGCTGTAGCTTCAGGTGAGTAAGCTGTATCATATCTGCAAATGTAGTGATACGGCTAACTAATGATTCTATCCGCCCGTTATACATTCTTGGCGCAACTATAGAATAATTCATTCTAACCTTTGCGGCATCGCTTTTTGGGCGCAGCATATTTTCGCATAGCTGCCATTTTAATAATACGTTAGCGCCTGGTATATATGCGCCTTCATAAAGCACTTCAATGTTTCTAGCTAATCTTTCAAATCTAGCACGAGGATCAACCGGCGGGTTAAAGTTTTCGTCTTTCACTATAACTTTTTCTGCGCCTGTGGCTGTATTTTTTAATTTATAAATTTCATTATGAAATGTTTTATAATTAAAGTACAATACATCTACCGTGTTAATATCGCTTTTATTTGAATCAGGATTAAACTTATTATACGCTTTATAATTTGAATATCCTTTCGAATTAAGCTTTTCTAATTCTTCGTTAGTTAAATCAGGAAATTGCTTTTTTAATTCGTTCAGTGGTATTGTTTTTATTTCACCCACGTAATACACGTCATCAAAATAAGGGGACTCAGTGTAAGAGTAGACTAGATTTGTAGGATCAACATATTCTATCTTAATACCTTCAGAGTTTGTATATGTTGTTTTTACAGCAGCTATACCCAATACTGCTAAATCGTAATAAAAGCGCTTTTTAGTAAGCTCGTATCTATTCTTTTCAAAAGTAACTGTAATCGCTTGTTCTTCCGCGATTTCTATAGCTTCTTTGTAGCTTAGCTGCATGTGCAAGTCTAGCTCTTCTTGGTTTGCTGGTAAATCCGTTAATCCGCTTTCTTGCGTATTCATACCAAACTCCTGCTGTATATAAGCATCAAGTTCTTTTGCTTGCATATCACGAAGTATACTTTCCATGTACTGAGTCCGCTTCTCAACCCCAAACGGATCCTGTGAATACGCTTTTACATCATAAGTTCTATTAGCCATGCCGTTAACAACTATATCTACAAATTTAGGTATAATTGGAACCGGCTTCCAATCTAAATTAAGATATGACAAATCACCATTAATAGATAACTCATCTTTATATTTTTGAACCGATTGCTCACCACGTGCATATAATCTTAATTTATGATAAGAATTCTGATTGATATAAAAACGATTACCTGATGAATCTCTTTTAAACCATTCATTTTCAATTGCCTTAGCTACGCTTAACCCAAACTTTGAACTAGCTTTTTCAATATCGCTAAGCGCTTGACTTGGAAAATGACTTTTTGAAACGGATTCAGCCATAATTTTTTATTAGTTTTGATTTTATACCTTCGTTTTTATATTTAGCTATATTAAAACTTAGGCTTATTTTTTGTCTTTCTTGATTTGGAGCGTACATATGTCTATTGCAAGCCATAACAGCAAGCCCGGAACTTATTGCAGCATCAAACTTAGTTCTTTTAGCTAAATCATATTTAGCCCAATCATTTAATGTAGTATTAAAATACATTTGGCCATATGAGCCATCTTGTTGTAATCCTACATATTTTTGTATATAAGACTCTATTGCCGCAGCGTGTGCCTGTTTGATATCTTCACTTGAGTTTGGCATTCCGCCTATTTCTTTTTCAGCAGCAGATAATTTGTTAAATGCTTTGTCAGGTCTGTTTATTGAAAACTTCCTATAACCTCTGCGCTTTAAATAATACAATAATCTAGGTTTGTTATTTTCTGCAAGTATTGGCATACCGTAAAAGTGTAATGCCATAAGCACATCTTCAAAAAACATCTCAGCTGTTTGAGGACGTGCAACATATTCAAGAAAAAACATATTAGAAGGAGCTTCGTCCATATTAAACTTAGTCAGCCCATGAAGCGCACCCTTTGATCCTTTACCATCTGTTGTTCCTGATATATCATACGAGTCACAGCCAAACGCACCAATATGTTCATTAGCAGGGTACAGTACCCCTCTTTTCTCTATTACGCGGTTTTGAAGATTTGTAGGCGGAACCCAGCTAACTTTAAACCTACCGTTTTGGTTTGGATTAAATATTACTTTACTATCTTTAATCCCATCAGCCCAACTAAAACTACCTTGTGTTACACCGGCTGACGAATATATATCGTCGTTGTAATCTATTTGCTCGTATATTTTTGCAAGATTAAATATACTATTTTGCGTTTCAT